CACTTGGAGAAAATTTACTAGATAGTCCTTCAATTCAATTAGGAACAATGTTGTCAGCATTTTTAAAAACGATCGAACAACACGGTAAGACTTTTATTAACACCTTGATTACAGAAGAAAGAAAAAGACGTTATGGAAAAGATGATTTTAGACATCATATTAAAACATACGACAATGTTATTGAAATAGATTTAATGAATTTTAAACCGAAAGGAAAAGGAAATTAAATTGACTAGGAAAATTATTCTTGACCTCTGTGGTGGTACGGGTTCGTGGACACGTTATTATCCTAAAGATGAATATGATATAAGAGTAATTACTTTGCCAGATAACGATGTATTAACATATAAGCCACCTAAAAATGTTTATGGTATATGTGCAGCTCCCCCCTGTACAATGTTTTCATTTGCAAGAATGAGTGCAAAAAAACCTAGAGATCTACAAGAGGGTATGTCTACTGTTATTGCATGTTTAAAAATTATTTGGGAGTGTCAATATAAAATTAAATCTAGTACACAAAAAGCATCACCTTTAAAATTTTGGTGTTTAGAAAATCCGAATGGATTTCTAAAATACTTTTTAGGTAAGCCTGTGTATGAATTTAATCCCTACGACTTTGGGGATAATTGGAAAAAACGAACTCAATTATGGGGTTATTTTAATTATCCAAAAAAACAACCAATAAAGTGTGACCTTCCTAAATACGATCACATGGTTTCAAAAGATTTACACCCAGAATTTTTTGGTAAATACGATAGACTAACAAGAAGAAGCATGACCCCTTTTGGTTTTGCTAAATCATTTTATAAGGAGAACAAATGAGTACACTATTAATAGATGGAGATATAATTGCATATCAAATAGCTTTTAAAACAGAAGAAGCTATTAGGTGGGACAATGACGTTTGGACTTTACACTCCGATGAAAAAGATTGTATTAAATTAATTGAGGATTGGTTTGCTACAATAATAGCAGACACTCAATGTGAAGATGTAGTAGTTGCTTTTTCTGATAAAGGAAATTTTAGAAAAAGTATATTAGAAGATTATAAAGCTAACCGTAATGATAAAAGAAAACCTTTAACTCTTAAATTTTGTAGGGATTATATTACAAAAAAGTATGTAACTTATGTCAAACCTAATTTAGAAGCTGATGATGTGTTAGGTATTTTAGGTACGTCTAACCTTATTGAAGGTACTAAAATTATTGTTTCAATAGATAAAGATTTAGATCAAATAGTTGGTTTACATTACCACCCTGTTAGAAAAGAATTTTATAAAATTTCTAAAAAAGAAGCTGATTATAATTTTTATTATCAAGTTTTAAAAGGAGACACTACAGATAATTATAAAGGGTGTCCTACTTATGGAGATGTGAAGGCTAGTCGAGTTTTGTCGACTTCTAAAAACCATTGGGAAACAACTATTAAATGTTTTGTGGATCAAGGGTTAACAAAAGAAGATGCCTTAGTCCAAGCCCGTGTCGCAAGAATATTAAGAAACACAGATTATAACTTTAAAAAGGAGATACCAAAACTATGGCAACAGTAAAAGCAAACGAGATATTACAAACAACATTAGATTTAGTCACGGGAAGTAGACAAGATCAAAATGGAGATAAGAGAAAAAACCACCAAAACATAGGTAACTTATGGACATCTTATTTAACTAATGAATTTGGTAAAGAAATATTTATTAGAGCTGACATGGTTGCAAACATGATGGTCTTATTAAAAGTAGCTAGAACCCAAGCAGGTAAATTTAACCCTGATGACCACGTAGACGCTTGTGGTTATGCAGCAATTGCAGGGGAAATTAGATCGGAAGATAATAATGAATAATAATAATGAAGTTAAAAGATGGAAAAAGAAAACATGGAAAAATGTAGATGTTTTACTTGAAGATACTTTCTATGCTCGTACACCAGATTTAGGTAAAGACTTTGCTCCTACACCTAATGCTAAATATGAAGTTATATCTGAAAACGAAGTTAGGTCTACAGTTGAAGAAATACCCCTAGAACCTTTACCAGAACCGAAGGAAAATAATGAAGAAACTACTAAAGAAAGTCCTCCATTGGCTAACAACCAACCCCCTAAAGTATAAATTTGTATTTGTATTATGGGAAGATGCGAACTCTGATAGTTCATGGAGTGAGTTGTCGACTATTGAAGCTATGTTACCTACTATATGTATAAGTACAGGCTTTATAATAAAACAGTCACCTAATGCCCTAGTATTAGCCTCTGACTTCACTACAGACCTTAAAAACGGTCAATGTATCATCTCTGAAGCAGGTAATACTATGGTAATTCCTACCCGAAATGTACTTAAAATAGTACCAATCCCCCTTAACCTTAAAAACAAGTAATTTGGTTGCCCTCTTGGATAACTTATGAATATATCAAAAGAATTACTCGACTATTTAGACAAGCAATTCCCTAATCAAAGTCCAAACTTAAACGATAAAGAACGTGAAGTTTGGTTTAAATCTGGTCAAGCTAGTGTTGTTAAACATCTAAAACAACGGTTTGATGAACAGAATAAAAATATCTTAAATCACAATATAATTAAAAGGACGTAAAAAACATGTGCGGAAGTATATTTAGAGCACCAAAACTACCTACACCACCCTCTACTCCAGCTCCACCAGCAACGATTGTAAACGCACAATCAGCAACAGTCAGGGCATCAGCACCTCAAGCTCCTAAATCTGCTAGCTATAACTCACAAGTAGCGACGAGAAGACGTGGTAAGAGAGCTTTAAGAATACCTTTAACAGAAACAGCTTTAGCTAATGCTAATGCAGGAGTTAAAGTTTAATGGAGTACCAAACAGTACGTAAAAGATATGCTCAACTTGAAGAAATAAGAGAACCCTTTTTAACGAGGGCTCGTGATAGTGCAGAATTTACAATACCTTCTCTAATACCTAGAGAAGCACACAGCAGAACTACAAAATTATATACTCCGTATCAAGGAATTGGTGCTAGAGGTACAAACAATTTAGCAAGTAAACTCTTACTTGCCTTACTCCCCCCTAATACACCCTTCTTTAGATTAGCTATAGATGAATTTACGATGGCAGAAATCGCAGGTCAAAGTGGTATGAAAGGTGAATTTGAAAAAGCATTAGGATCTCTTGAAAGAGTAGTAATGAATGAAATGGAAGTTAATAACTTTAGAACAACAATTTTTGAGGCTTTAAAACATTTAATTATAGGTGGTAACTGCCTTCTTTATATTACTCCTGAATTAAGTATGAAAGTTTATCACTTAGATAGATATGTAGTTAAAAGAGACGCTACTGGAAATGTTTTAGAAATAATTACAAAAGATACAGTTAGTCCAAACTCAGCACCACCAGAAGTAATAGAAAAATTAAAAGGAGAAGTATCTTCTTCTTATGAAAATACAATAGACATCTACACGTACGTTAGACGTTCGGAAGATAATAAAAAGTGGCTTGTCCACCAAGAATGCAATGATGAAATCTTGCTTGACAGTCAAGGGACTTACCCTCTCGACAAGTCACCTTTTATTCCCTTACGATACACTTCAATCGACAATGAAGATTGGGGCAGAGGATTTATTGAGGAGTACATGGGAGATTTACGTAGTTTGGAATCTCTATACAGATCAGTAGTAGAAGGATCTGCAGCTTCTAGTAAGATTTTATTTCTTGTAAAACCAAATGGTTCAACTCGATTAAAAACTTTATCTGAAAGCCCTAACGGTGCAATTAGAGAAGGTAATGCAGAAGATGTTACTACACTTCAAGTTAACAAAGGTGCTGACTTTAATATTGCTTTTCAAACAATGAGAATGATTCAAGACAGATTACAATTTGCATTTATGTTAAACACTTCTGTTCAAAGAGATGCAGAAAGAGTTACAGCAAAAGAAATTGAATATGTAAGTCAAGAGTTAGACGATAGTTTAGGTGGTCTTTATTCTTTATTATCTCAAGAATTACAATTACCTTTGATTAATAGATTAATGTATCAAATGGAAAAGAAAAAGAAATTACCTACTTTACCTAAAGGACAAGTTAGACCTAAAATTGTTACAGGTTTAGAAGCTCTAGGTAGATCAACAGACTTACAAAGATTAAATACATTTGTACAACAAATAGCTCCATTTGGAGAAAGTGGTTTACAATCTTTAAACATTGGTGAATATATTAAAAGAGTTGGTACTTCATTAGGTGTGGACATGGACGGTTTAATTAAAGATGAACAACAAATGGCTATGGAACAACAACAAGCACAACAAGAACAACTACAAGCTCAAGTAGCAGGTAGTGTAGCTAAAGAAGGTATGGGTATGGCTAGAGATGCGGCAAAGGGAGATCAACAAGCTCAGATAGAACAAGCAAAGGAAAATAACTAATGGAAGACGCTAATAAACTACAAGTACCAGAAGAAATATCAAAAGATACTCAAGAACATGTCGATGCTATGGTTAAAAAAGCAGACGAAAATGTTAGTACAACAGATATTAATACAGGTGAGAAAACTGCTCCTGTACAGCCAGAAACTCCTAAAGTAGAAGAAAAAATACTTGGTAAGTTTGGTTCTCAAGAAGAATTAATTAAATCTTATCAAGAATTAGAAAAGAAATTAGGACAACCTAAAGAAGATAACCCTACTGAAACTCTTAAAGCTGACGCACCAGTAGAAGGTCTAAAAGGTATTGATTTTAACTCTATTCAAAATGAGTTTGAAGAAAACGGTTCACTAAGTGAAGATACAATGAAAAACCTAGAAGATTCAGGATTGCCTAAATCGTATGTTGATAATTACATCGAAGGTATAAAAGCTGTAGCTACTAGGTTTGAAACCGAAGCTCACGATAGTGTAGGTGGTAAAGAAGATTATGTAAAAATGATTGACTGGGTACAAGGTAATTTATCTAAAGAAGAAGTAGAATTATTTAATGCAGGTATTGATAAAGATAATCAAACTGCTTTGTATACCATTAAAGGTATGGCAGCTAGATATAAAGCTGAAACTAATGAACCAAATTTAAGAGTAGGAGAAACTGCAACGTCATCGTCAGGATCTAAATATGAAAGCATGGCACAAGTCAAAGCTGACATGTCTAATCCTTTATACGCTAGTGACCCTGCATTTAGAAAGCAAGTTGAAGACAGGCTTTCACGTTCTACAATTATATAAAGTTTTAGGTTAAGTAATTACACCTAGAAAAAATAAAAGAAAGACTATTACCCTTCGAGGAGGACAATAACTGATACTACTTTTAGCTTAAAGTTAAAGTTAATTACATTTTAATAACGAAAGGAATACTATATCATGTCAAATGCTACAGTATCAAATTTAGGACAAGCAGCAGCGTCGGGTTCGACTACTGCACTTTTCTTAAAAGTGTTTTCGGGCGAAGTTCTTACTGCGTTCGAAGATGCACAATCAACAGCCGACAAACACGTTGTTAGAAGTATCAGTTCAGGTCAATCAGCTCAATTTCCAGTAATGGGAAAAGCAACTGCATCATATCATACTGCAGGGAATGAAATAACTGGTGGTACTATAACACATAACGAAAGAACAATTGCAATTCAAGGATTGCTTATTGCTCCTACGTTTATCGCTAAAATAGACGAAGCGAAAAACCATTACGATGTTAGAAGCCAATACTCAAAAGAGTGTGGAAATGTTCTAGCTCAAACTATGGATAAGCACGTCTACCAACAAATCATCAACGCATCAAGAGCAGCAGCAGTAGCCCCTCAGGCTATTGGTGTTCAACTTACTGATGCCGACTTCGTAACTAACGGAGCATCTGCGGCAGCTACTATTTTTAGTGCAGCTCAAAAGATGGACGAAAATAACATACCAGAAAACGACAGATATTGTGCCGTTTCACCTGCAGCTTATTATCA